TATGGGACCAGAAGATGATATGTTTCAAGACTTCACAATGCATCCAGAAGACATGCAATTTGTATGTAGAGAACTTCCTATATATGATGACTACATTGATATTGTTGCATCGCAGATGATACAGAAATCAATACCAGGCAAATCTCTTAAATGGGTTGTCTATGAACTTAATACAAATAAGATTGTTGGTTTCATTAGATTTGGTTCACCGACAATTAATTCAAAACCTAGAAATGAATTTTTAGGTAAACCTTTAAACACATTAGATAAAGAAGTAATGAAAAGATTTAATGATTCATCAATCATGGGTTTCAATATCATACCAACACAACCATTTGGTTTCAATTATCTAGGTGGTAAACTACTTGCAGGCATTTGTAATTCACATCTTGCAAGAGAAACATTAAACAAGAAATATAATACAGAGTTCTGTATGTTTGAAACAACATCATTATATGGTTCAAGTAAATCAACATCAATGTATGATGGCATGAAACCATATTTAAGATTTACAGGTTTAACTGATTCAGATTTTGTTCCTTCAATCAATGATGATAAGTATGCATTTTTAAAAGATTGGTTTGAAAATAAGAACAATGGTAATCCTTTAGTTCATGAAGATGCTAGCAGTAGAAAATTAAAGACACAAGGTAAAATGATTTCTATAATAAGAAACTCATTACATAAACATCATAGTAAAATATTAAAACCATTTAGACAATGTTTTATAGATGCAAAGAATCTAACAGAACGCAAAAGACAATATCTAGGAACATATGGTTTTAAAAATGTTAAAGAGTATTTGAATTTAGAAACTGATACATTAGAAAAGAATATCAACTATGATAGATTTGAATATGATAATGTAATTACATGGTGGAAGAAACACGCAGGTAAAAGATTTGATAACTTAAAGAGAGATGGAAGACTTAGAACAGAATTAGAAGTTTGGTCTAAAAACTCAAACATAGACATAATAAGATAGGAGTAATTATGGATGATAATGAAAAGTATGAAGTAGATTCAAGTGATGTTGGATATAGTTCAAGGTGGCAAGATAGATGTCCTACTGAAGCGATTCAAAACTTCGAAGAAATTAAATCACTGATTAAAGAACTTACTAGAAAAGTGGATAAATTATCAAGAGCCCAAAAGAGAAGACATGGATACTAAAATAGGATTCACTTGTGGTGCTTTTGATTTGCTACATGCAGGACATATAGTAATGTTAAAAGAATCAGCACAAAATTGTGACTACTTAATTGTAGGTTTGCAAACAGACCCAAGCATTGATAGACAAGAAAAGAATCAACCAGTGCAATCAGTTTACGAAAGATTTATGCAACTACAGGCAGTAAAATATGTAGATGAGATTATACCATACGACACTGAACAAAGTCTAATTGACTTGTTAGAGTCAACGGATATTCATTTAAGATTTGTGGGTGAAGACTATGTAGAAAGAGATTTTACAGGCAAAGGTCTTCATGAAATTTATTATACAAATAGACAACACTCATTTAGTAGTAGTGGTCTAAGACAAAGGGTGAGCCAATCATGAATATAACAATAGCAAGACTTCGTTCAAATGTAAAATACAATGGACCATTAGAAACAGTATTAGATAGTTTCTTTGAGAATTATGTAAAATGGCAAAGAGCAAATCCACAATACAATTACGATACTTATAATGTATCATTTGATAACACAAGACCAAAGAGAACACCTGAAACTATTAAGTGGGCAGATGTAATAGTCATACCTAGTGATAGTGAGTTCAGGTATCATGGTGAACTACAAATGAATCCAAAAGACTTGGCAAAGTCTAACGAACATATGGATGAGATTAGACCATACTTTGAAAACAAAGATGTTATTATGTTCTGTAGTGATAGAGCAGATACAGAAGAACTATACAGAGAAGAAGTATTTAAAGGTATCAATTTAAAATCGTTCACTAAGATTGATGAGATAGATTTTAGTGGCAACATTCATGGCATGAAGTATCACTTCATAAACACCTTGAAAAACCCCTTGGCGGAAATGGTTGGTACAACCAAAACCATTGACTTTGGATATTGGGGTCGTATGAAACACGGCCACGATAGAGAAAAGACTATACGCCAAATTTATCGAAGTGACCTTTCATGCCAACTTATTGGTGGTATGCCATCAGGCGTAGAGAGAAAATCTAAATGGATAAAAGATTGGAAGAAATTATATCCTTTATTAGAATCTTGTAGAGAAACATTATGTTTCAATTGGTTAGATGAAACTGCAACAACATCTAGATATGTTGAGGCACTTGCAATAGGTATTGTTCCTTTTGTATGGAGAAACTATGACTGCAACAATACATATAGGATAGATAAATGGCAAAGAGTATATACCTTTGAAGATTTTTTAGAGAAGTCATTACTATTAAGAGATGATTCATTTAGAGAAGAGAAGTTAGAACTTGCCAGACAAAACTACGCAGAAGTTCATCTAACAGAAGATGAATATTATGCAGAATTTGAGAAAAGAATGAACAATGCTTTTTAAAGAAGTTTACATGGTGGTTGAGAATCCACAAGAAAAGGATGCAGGTATAGAAATTATATCTGGAGAATTTGAGGGTTTAGTATATCAATATGGTGATGTTCAGTTTGTCGATGGCAAACCACAAATGAACTTTAAAAGAACCATAAGAAGATTGCCAAAAGGTGTAGAAGCTTACGAAGAAGCGTTTGAGGAATTACTAAATAATGGTGAATTAAATAATCTTATGGGCGATATTCTTGTAGAACTTATACAAGAACAAATCAAAAGAGAGGAGAAAGATAAAGATGGAAAGAGTTCAAGCAAAATTCATGATTCTAGAGGGTGAAGGGAAAGACACACCAACTTATCATCTTATCGATTATACTAATACAGATGACCTTAATTCTAAAATATCAACTTTAGAAAGTGAACAAAATTTAGAACACATAGAAAATAAGGAGTTATAGTGGACGAAATAATCAAAGAATATAAATTTAGTGGCGATGTCACTATGGAAGACGGCGAAGTTTTAGAAAATGCAGAATTGTGGTTCAGAATGAAACACACTGATGACGAAGACCTTCAAGGCAAAATAGACCACAAAGAAAGTGAAGGTTTCACTTATCTTGGTGAATCAAGAGAATTAGAGGAAGTATCTGAAAGTGAATAGTGAAGTTTTAAAAGAACAGATTAAAAGACACGAGGGAGAAGTCCTTGAAGTTTATAAAGACTCTTTGGGTTATCTAACTCTAGGAGTTGGTCATTTAATCAGAGAAGATGATGAAGAATATGGTGAACCAGAAGGAACACCTGTTTCACAAGAAGTAGTAGATAGATACTACGATGCAGATTTTGACAAACATGTAGATGAAACAATACATGTTTGCGATAGCAACAACATAATTTTTGATGAGTGTCCAGAGGACATTCAACATGTATTAGTTAATATGTGTTTTAATCTAGGTGCAAATCGTTTAGGTAAATTTAAAAATATGTTAAAGGCAGTTTCAAATGAAGACTGGCAAGAGATGTCAGTTCAAATGGAAGACAGCAAGTGGTATGGTCAAGTAGGTCGCAGAAGTAAAGAATTACAAGAGATGGTTCTAGGTTGTGAAAGTTAAGTGTATTCGCCTAGATACTGGTGAAGTATTAATGGGATATACCAAGAAACACTTTAATGGTGACTACACCATTATGGACGCACAAACATGTATAATGGAGGTAAAAGATGGAAATATGGAAGTCAATTTGGCACCATGGATTCCATTTGCCAAAGAATACACATTCAGAATCCATAAAGGACTCATACAAACGGTCTTTGATGCAAAGCCCCAACTCGAAACTAATTTTAAAGTTGCGACAGGAAACACGCAAAGAGGCCAAGTCAGGAAATAAATTATGATAGATTTTATAGATAGAATATTATCTGCCCAAATTCAACAGGCAGATGCAATGATTGAGAAACATAAAGTAAACATAGAAGTTCTTACAAAGAACGCAAGTGGTGTCGCAGAACATCCAGATATTATGGAAACAGTAGAGAAGGAGTTAGAAAGAATATCTTATTGGAAAGATATTAAGTCTGCTACTCTCGAATTTGATTTCGAATCTAAGAAAAAGACCCTTGTAGAATAGACCAATCCATAGTATAATAGATATATGGATTTTTATACAAATGTATGTCGGTCTCGTGACAAAATTCTCGCAATAGGATACAAGAACGGAAAGAAACAAAAACTTTCTGTATCATATCGTCCCAATCACTTTATACCTTCAAAGAAAGGTTCATCGCCTTACAAGGCACTCGATGGCAGACCATTAGAAGTTGTTAATCTCAACTCAATGGGAGGCGCCAAAAAATTCAAAGACAAGTATCAGAACATAGATGGTTTTGAAGTTCATGGTTATGATAGATATGTTTATACTTACATATCAGATAAGTTTCCAGGCAAAGTAGAATTTGACCCTAGTCTAATTAAGATTGCTACACTTGATATAGAGTGTGAATCAGAGAATGGTTTTCCTGAACCATCACAGGCAATCGAAAAAGTAAACGCAATTTCAATTAAACCATTTGGTCAGAAGTGTGTTGTCTTTGGTATTGGTCCATGGGAAACAGAATCAGATGTAGTCTATTACGAATGTGATGACGAGAAAGAACTGTTGATGAACTTCATGAAGTATTGGAGACAAGAATGGTTTGATATTATTACAGGTTGGAATGTCGATGCATTTGATATGACTTATCTTTGTAATCGTTTAGATAGATTGTTTGGCGAAGACACTCACAAAAAATTATCACCATGGGGTATGTCATCTCAGAGAGAGTTTCTACAAAATGGTTATCAGAAGACTCAGATATTTGATTTGAGTGGTGTCAATGTTGTTGACTATATGGAACTATACAAGAGGTCAACATTCACCAACCAAGAATCATATAAGTTAGATTACATTGCTCATTTTGAATTGGGTAAAAAGAAACTAGACTATTCAGAGTATGGTTCACTTCATACTTTATATAAGAACAACTATGCAAAGTATCTTGAATACAATGTTCGTGATGTTGTTCTAGTAGAAGAGTTAGAAGACAAGTTAGGTTTCTTAGACTTAACTCAGGCAATGGCGTATGATGCCAAGTGTAATTACATCGATACATTCGGTATGGTTAAGTATTGGGAAACAATCATATACAACTTCTTAAAAGAACAAGGTGTTCAGACACCACCACAAAAACGAAATGAGAATAAGACATCTCAAATTGCAGGTGCCTATGTTAAAGAACCAATCGTTGGTGGACATAATTGGGTGATGTCGTTTGACTTGAACTCACTTTATCCTCATTTGATTATGCAGTGGAACATTTCGCCAGAGAAAATGATAAAGGGAAACAAACAAGATGTCACTGTAGAAACTATGTTAGATATGAAGAGTGACTTGTCTGTATGTAAGAAGATGAATACAACAGTTGCACCTAATGGTGTTATGTTCTCTAGAGATAAACAAGGATTCTTTCCTGAGATTATGGAAGTCATGTATGATGAGCGTAAGGCATGGAAGAAAAAGATGATTGACTATCAGAAAGAGAAAGAGAAAACAACTGATGCGAAACGAATTAAACAACTAGATACACTTATCAAGAGGGCATACAACAACCAACAAGTAAGAAAGATTGCATTGAACTCAGCATATGGTTCTATGGCAAATCAGTGGTTCGCCTTCTTTGACCCAAATCTTGCAGAGGCAATTACTTATTCTGGTCAGTTAGTTATTAAATGGTCAGAGAAGATAGTCAATGAATATTTAAACAAGATACTTAAAACAGATAACGAAGATTATGTTATCGCAATGGACACTGATTCAATTTATCTAACAATGGATAAGTTTGTTAATACAGTTATGCCAGACGAAACAGATAAGAATAAGATTATTGATTTCTTATCAAAGGCAGAGTCTAAGATAGAAGATGTTTTAGATGAGGGGTTTGAAGAACTCGCCAATTATGTAAACGCATTTCAACAGAAGATGGAAATGGGTAGAGAAGTTATCGCAGATAGAGGTATTTGGACTGCAAAGAAAAGATACATTCTTAATGTGTATGATAACGAGGGTGTTAGATTAGAGAAACCTAAACTAAAACTCATGGGTATAGAAACTGCAAAATCATCTACGCCTCTATGGGTTAGAAGAAGATTGGAAGATGCAATTAAAGTTGTAATGACAGGAACAGAACAAGAGTTGTGGGAGTTCGTAGAGAAATCTAGAAAAGAGTTTAGAGAATTACCGCCAGAAGATGTTGCGTTCCCTAGAGGGTGTAGAGGTTTAATTCAGTATGCAGACTCTACAAATATATACTCAAAAGGCACACCAATTCATGTCAGAGGTTCATTGTTATTTAATCATAGACTTAAAGAGATGAATCTTACAAAGAGATACGAACCTATTATGAACGGTGAGAAAATACATTTTACATATCTGACGATGCCTAATCCTTTAAATGAAAATGTAATATCATTTACGAGTTCATTGCCTAGAGAATTTGATTTACATAGATTCGTAGATTATGATATGCAGTTCGATAAATCATTTGTTGAACCATTGAAAAACATTGTCCAATTAATCAATTGGAATGTTGAACCTACTGCAAGTCTAGATACATTCTTTGCATAAATAACAGTATGGCATATAGTAAAAAGGTTGTAGAACGATTTGAATCTGTTCTAAACAATCCAGAAAAACATTCAGTTGGAAGATTTGACCCAAAGGCACCTGATATTGCAACAGGAATGACCGGTGCACCTGCGTGTGGCGATGTTATGAAACTACAATTGAAATTAGATGAAGACGAAAAAATCATCGATGTTAAATTTAAAACATATGGATGTGGGAGTGCAATTGCATCTTCTACAATGTTTGTTGATATGCTTAAAGGCAAAACAATAGAAGAGGCAAAACAAGTCAAAGATAAAGAAATCGCTGAAGCACTTGAATTGCCACCAATCAAATTGCACTGTTCGGTTCTTGCAGAAGATTCAATCAGAAGAGCAATACTAGATTGGGAATCAAAAAAGGAGCATAGGCAACACAATTATGTATAGGTATAAAGTTAATATAGTAAAAGTCGTGGACGGTGATACCGTTGATGTAGATATAGATTTAGGTTTCGGCATGTCTTACAAAAAACAAAGAGTAAGAATGTTAGGTATAGATACACCTGAAAGCCGAACAAGAGATTTAGTAGAAAAGAAATTTGGTAAAGCATCAAAGGCACATCTGAAAAGTCTTTTAGAAGTTGGTGATGTAGAATTAGTATCACACGATAAGGGTAAGTTTGGAAGAATCTTGGGAGATTTATTCATTGGTTCAAGTGAAGTATCAGTTAACCAACAAATGATTAATGACCATCATGCAGTTCCATATACAGGTGGAAATAAAGAAGAGATTGAAGCTGGTCATATGGCAAACAGAGAAATTCTTATTGAACAAGGTGTAGTAGTTCTAGAAACACAACAAGAGTTAGAAGTATGATGATAACAATTATGGATGTATTTTACATCCTAATGATTTTAACAATCTTCGGATTCATTATTCATCTAGAAACACAGATGAAAGTTATATTGGAGATGTTAAAACAGAGGTGGTCTTATAATTCGTTAGAGGAAGATTTAAAACGAAAAACAATGTTTGAAAAGTCACTAGACAAATTAGACCCCAAATGATATACTAATACAGTATATTAAAAAATATATATTATGGAGAAGTGAAATATGTCATTTATTAAAGACTTAGTAAAAGCGTCAGGTAATGAATACGCAAGTATCGTTTCCGAAGGCGTTGCTGCTGGAGATGTAGACTCATTTATAGATAGTGGTTCTTATGTCTTCAACGCACTTTTAAGTGGTTCACTGTATGGTGGATTACCTAAAAACAAAATTACTGCAATCGCAGGAGAATCAGCAACAGGTAAAACTTTCTTCGCATTAGGAATGTGTAAACAATTCTTAGAAGATAATCCTGAAGCTGCTGTAATCTATTTCGAATCCGAATCTGCAATCACTAAAGAGATGATTGAAGAGAGAGGTATCGATTCAGCAAGAGTTGTTATTGTGCCTGTAATAACAGTTCAACAATTCAGAAATCAGGCAATCAATATTCTCGATAGATATTTAGAAACACCAGAAGATGACAGACCACCAATGATGTTCTGTTTAGATTCTCTTGGTATGTTATCTACAACAAAAGAAATCGAAGATACTGCTGAAGGAAAAGAAACTAAAGACATGACTCGTGCCCAAATTACAAAGGGTGCATTTAGAGTATTAACTCTTAAACTTGGTCGTGCAAAAGTTCCTATGATAGTGACCAATCATACATATGATGTAATTGGTTCAATGTTCCCACAAAAAGAAATGGGTGGTGGAAGTGGATTAAAATATGCCGCCTCATCAATCATTTATCTTTCAAAAAGAAAAGAAAAAGAGGGTAGTGAAATCATAGGAAATATTATACACTGTAAGAACGCTAAGAGTAGATTGACAGTTGAGAACAGAATAGTCGATGTTAGATTGACATATGATAAAGGTCTCGACAGATATTATGGTCTCTTAGACTTGGCTCTTGCAAGTGGAGTTTTTGAAAAATCCTCAACTAGAGTTAAATTACCAAATGGTAAAACAGAATTTGGTAAAACAATTAACAATAATCCAGAGAAATACTTCACCGAAGAAGTAATGGAAAGATTAGAAACAGTATGCAATCAGTATTTTAAATATGGAAACAACGAGAATAGAAGTATCAATAATCAAGAATCTGATACAAAATGACCAGTTTGCACGGAAGGTAATTCCTTTCCTAAAATCTGAGTATTTTGCCGATTCATCTGAGCAACTAGTATATAAAGAGATTACACATTATTTCGAAAAATATACTAAAGGCCCAACACTCGAAGCACTTCTCATAAATCTAGATAATAATTCATCTGAGTCAGAGAATGTTATCAAGATGTCTAAAGAGTTGTTGGGTTCTTTGCCCAAAGATGAAACGCCTATAGAATGGCTTATTGACGAAACAGAATCATGGTGTAAAGATAGAGCAATCTATATTGCAGTAATGGATTCTATTGAAGTCTTAGATAAGAAATCTCAAAGGTCAACAGGTGAAATACCAGAGTTATTAAAGGATGCCCTTTCCGTGTCTTTTGACCAACATATTGGTCATGACCAATTAGAAGATGCAGAACAAAGACATGAGTTCTATACTCATGAAGAAGAAAAACTTCCATTTGATTTAGAATACTTCAACAAGATTACAAAGGGTGGTCTGCCCAATAAGACACTAAACATTTGTCTTGCAGGCACAGGTGTTGGTAAATCATTATTCATGTGTCACATGGCATCTAGTGCCTTGATGCAGAACAAGAATGTTTTATACATTACATTAGAGATGTCAGAAGAAAGAATTGCAGAGAGAATAGATGCAAACATAATGAATGTTCCTATGAAAGAATTACCAGACATGCCTAAAAAGGATTATGGTAAGAAGATTGAAAGACTTAAAAACAAGACAAAGGGTAAACTTATAGTTAAAGAATATCCAACTGCAGCTGCTCACGCAGGACATTTCAGACATTTACTACAAGAATTAAATATCAAGAAAGATTTTAAACCAGATGTTATCTTTATTGATTATCTAAACATATGTGCAAGTCAGAGAATTAGACCAGGCGCTGGTGCAAACTCTTATACATTAGTTAAGAGTATTGCAGAAGAGTTGAGAGGTGTTGCAGTAGAATATGATGTTCCAATCATGAGTGCAACTCAAACAACAAGAAGTGGTTTTGGTTCTACTGATATTGGTTTAGAAGATACATCTGAATCATTTGGTTTACCTGCAACTGCTGACTTAATGTTTGCACTGATTACATCAGAAGAACTAGAAGAGTTAGACCAACTTGTAGTAAAACAATTAAAGAACAGATATAATGACCCTACCATCTTCAAGAGATTTGTTATAGGTGTAGATAGGGCAAGAATGAAGTTATATGATGTAGAACAAGAGGCACAAGAAGAATTAGTTGATGGCGAACTGTTAATTGATGATAGTATTCCTGTCGCTGATAGAGCCAGAGCAACAGATAAGTTTAACGATTTTAAGGTATAATATGGGAACAAAAGCAAGAGTAAAATTTAGTCACACAGGTGGAGTAAAAGGTAGAAGAGAGAGAGTATTAGAAAGATTGAAGTCTATTAAAGAACCTAACAAAGAACAACTCAAACATATTGAGATATTAGAACAGAGAATAAAATAATGCAGAAAGTTTCATTTGATGATATTGGTGGAGAAGTAATTAAAGATACTTCTCAGTATCTTCTTAAAGATAATAAATTTGGCAAGAACTTAATTTTAAGTAGCACATTTTTAAGAGCGAATCAGATGACCAATGGCCATACACATTCAGGACAAGAAGAAGTATATTTCTTTGTAAAGGGTCACGGTGAAATGGAAATAGATGGTGAGAGATTTAAAGTAGAGAAAGGTGATGTTGTTTGCATTAATGATGGTGAATTTCATAAAGTATTCAATACAGGACATCTCGCCCTAGTTTTTTTATGTGTATTTGATGGAGGAAGAAACCACTAATGGAACCATTTGTTCAGAAACAATTTGATGAGTATCAGGCGAATAGAGTCGAGAAAGAAATATTGCCTAAAGAAGAACTCAGAGATTTGATAATCAAAGATTTATCATTTGTTTCTACAATGGGTGTGGCAGAATACACCTTATATCAGAAGTATCAAGAAATACATTTGAAATATCCATCACAAACTGTATCAACATTGTTTGGTGAAGAAACAAACTTTGTTAATGAAGACCATTTAAAATTAATTACAGAAACAAAAAACAACATATGGTTTCCTAATTCGTATGAAGACTTTGAGAAATTAGAACCAGAATTAGTATATACAGATTCAGAGAAAGATAGACAAGCCGCTGGTTCTCTTACAGAGAGATGGAATTGTTTAAGAACAATGACACACAGCCAGAAGAACTCATCTAACATAGGGCGTAATCTACATTACATTGTTAGAGATAAAGTCACAGGTAAATATCTTGGTGTCATTTGTATTACAGGTGACTTCATTGACTTAACACCTAGAGATAATTACATTGGTTGGGATAGAGAATACAAAACAAACAGTGGTAAACTAAACAATAGTGCAATTGGTTCAAGTATCTTACCAACACAACCATTAGGGTTTAATTATACAGGTGGTAAACTAATGGCATTGTTATGCACTGCCGATGTAATACAGAAACAATGGGAAGAAAACTATGGTGATAAGTTAGTTGGTATGACTACAACATCACTCTATGGTAAATCTAAAACAGGTGGGTTATCACAATACGATAGACTCAAACATTGGAAGAAAATGGGCTATAGTCAAGGTTCATTATCATTTGAGATGACCAAAGACACTGAAAGAGCTATGCTTGATTACGCAGAACATCATTTCAACGAGAGATACTTTCTATTGTATGTTGCTAAAAGAGAAAGTGGTCAGACATTAAAGAGAGACCATAGAAATCGTATGAGGCAATTTATGTATTCACAATTGAAGATACCTAAAGAGTTGCAGAAGAGTGACCATCAAAGAGGTATCTACTATTCCACATTCTATGAGAACTCACGAGAGTTTCTTAGAGGTGAGATAGAACAAGAACAGTTGATTAGAAACTCAAACGATGGTTCAGTAGAATCGTTGACTCAATTGTGGAAAGAAAAGTATGCTGCTAAGAGAATAAATAATCTCATGAACGCAGAAAGACAGAATTTAACTGAAACACTTTTCTACGATGACATAATAGGTATGTCATGGGAAGAGTGTAAAGCAAAATATTTAGGAGATGTAGGACGATGAATGTATTAGATATGATACCTGCCAAGAAAAGAGGAGTTTTAATTCCAGGAAGAAAGATTAGAGTTGGCAGAGATGAGTATAGAGAATTTACTCAGAAAGTTGAAGAACTTGCTGAGAAAGGTCATGAATTACCACACTTGGTAGAACATGAGAAAGATGCAGATATGTTTGTGATAGAACTTTTGGGTGATGTAGACCTAGAAGAACTAGACAAAATTGCAGAAGGTTAATGGGGCTGTAGCTCAGTAGGGAGAGCGGGGCCTTTGCAAGGCTCAGGTCGTAGGTTCGATTCCTATCAGCTCCACCATTTTAGATAATTATGGAATACGAGATAAAAATGATTGCACCAAGATACGCACAAGGTTGTTATGATGTGCAACATTCTGGTGGAGAGTTTCAAGAGTTGACTTCTGGCCTTTGGTCATTAGATACTTGGAAATGGATTTCTCACAATTGCAACGATACTTTTATCATTACAGATGAAGATGATAGAGTTCTTGGTTATTGGTTGGGTGTTATACAGGTATGCAATATACCTGATGATAAGGAAAGACATGGTAAACTTAGTTGTTGTGCAATAGATGTATGTGTTCACAAAGAAATGAGGTCAACAGGCATCATGAATGAAGTCATGAAAACAGTATGTGATTATCATGAATCTATCTATACTTGGACACATGTAGATAATGTTATCGCACAAAACATCATGGAGAAATATGGTTTCATTCAACACTCCAGACGAAAAGACTGGTTCGCACCAGGCGAAGACTCTTATTATTACACTTTCGATAGAAAGAATTACGAATAAAGACTTGACAATGGGCCCTACTTTTTAGTAGGATGGATGCATGTTGAGAAAGTTATTAAAAGTTATATTTTGGGTATCGTTATTCTGTATCGTATATCTAGGATTAATGTTTTTCGCATATAATAGTATTTCATAAGGAGACCAAGAATGGAAAAGGCACTAATAGTAAACACACAATATCTAGAGAACTATGATTTAGATGGTGGTAACGCTTGGAAGTTTAAAGGTGGCAAAGAGTATGTCATTTCATTTGGTGTCACCAAAGAGATTTATGAAGAAGATGCATATGGTAAGGGTGAACATTCTTACTATGAATGTCCTGAGGTTAGTGAAGCAACTATACTTGCATTAATCAATCAATTAGGTAATGCATCTAGTGGTGGTTACCAAGAGTTTGTAAAGTCTTGGGAAGTGACAGATTTACCTTCTGCACTTACAGAACAAGAACTTTCTTGGTATCATGATAAAGAGGCCTACGAGTGTTTCAAGGCAGAAAGAATGTCTTGGAAAGAATTAGAACAACAATTAAAGGATACAAGAAAAGAAGAAAGTTATGCCTAGATTAACAGTAGTTTTTGATGTAGATGGAACAATCGCTGATGTCGAACATAGAAGACATCTTGTAAATGGTGAGAACAAAGATTGGAAAAATTTTAGATTAGCAACTGAAAACGATACACCTGTTCAATGGGTTTGCGATATTGCAAAAAGATACATTGCACAAGGTGATGAAGTTGCTTTCTTTTCTGCAAGAAACGAATCAGAAAGAGAGATTACAGAAAGACAAATTTCAGAATGGATTGGTGATGGTCATAAAGGTGTCTTTTTAAGACCTAATGATTCATACGAACCAGATGAGGTTTTTAAATCAGAACTCGCAGATAAATTTGAAGAAATGGGTGGTAAAATTGACCTAGTATTTGACGATAGAAACAAAGTCGTTGATATGTGGAGACAAAGAGGAACCACTGTCGTTCAAGTTGCAGACGGCGATTTTTAACTACTAAAAAAGTGCAATTATTTTCGCCAAAAGGTTGACAATGACAGCACTTTTTTAGTAGGATATCCATAGTGAGATAACACTAATAGAAAAAAACAAGAAGTGCTTGAAAGTTCGACCTTCTAAAAAATAGAGAAACTTTACTTGACAAGAATTTAGTTCCTCATGAACACCGAAAGGGTTTCGAAGTCATTAGAAAACAGTCACGAAGTTCAAAAGTCGCTGAGAGGTCGCAGGTTCGAATCCTGCCATAACCAGGCGTTGTGTGGAGAAGTGGTCCGAATCTTTCTGAACTGCTATTGGTTGATTTAGTCAACTGAACATAAAGCATAAGACTTATCGTAAATCGTAGAGTTTGTGGGTAAGAACACAACAGTGAGATTAGACCTAGTTCTTTTCAATATAACTGATTAACTACTTCACTATTCGAGCGAGAGCGGTCATAGAATCTTTTTTACTAGACTTTAATGTAAAAGTTAAAGGCGACATCCTAGGATGGTCCGGCGAAAATCGTTAGTATCAAAAAATGAAAGTTTATATTTTGAGTCGTTAGTGTAAGGGTAATCAAGAATGGAGAAGCTTGAAGTTAACCAGACTCCCTGAGACCTTTTAAACGAAATATAATACGAGTAAGTAAGAGATGACAAAAGAACTATCATTGACGACTCACGGCGAGGGCATTATGTATTCCTGTCGGTATAAGGGTTAAATTTAGAGTTGTGGACATGATAGAGTGGTGATATACGAATACAAGAAGGAAGCGTGTTTACTGATTATTGAGATACAAGAGAATAGACTCAAGCGTTCAATAATCAGATAGTCGGAGACCTATACAGAATCCGAGCGTAGGGATAGTTCCTGAGTTAGAGTATGATGATAAGTGTATGGATGTGAGATGCAAAACAATGGTTGCTTGCAGTGTTAGATTCTCGGAGAATAAGAGAGTATAGTCGTCTAACAGTTAGTAGGGAGATTTAATATCTCGCTCAGGATGGAAACGAAACAGTGGTTCGAAACACCGAGTAGTTTCTACAGAACTTCACCTTTTTAAGTTGATTTGGAACAGAAGGTTAGTCGCCTTTGCAACTAGAGTTGCTACAAAAACAAATGACGATTGTGAGTCAGGAGACCAACAACTAGAATGATGATTCGACACTGCTGAAGAGTATTGGATGCAGACATCATTTCGAATAACCCACCTCTTTGAGGTGGGTTTTTTTGTATGGAAAACCACCTATACAAAATGGCTGCTTTTCTGTTATAATAAATAGTAATATGAAAAATTTAACAACAATTCTTGTATCAATATGGTTTTTGACATCATGTTCTACATCAGTAATACTACCAGGCCTATGTTATGATGATAGAGATGGAACATTTATGTGTCCACAACCAGATGTTCCTATAAAGATAGACCCAATACCTGAGGTTCCATTAGAGATACAAGAAATTCTTGATTGTGAGGAGGAACATCCACTCAACGATAAAGAATGTGTGATGATAGCATGACTAAGAACTTGAAACCAGATGAAGTAATTTCTTTAATCACAAAGAAAGTTCAAATCAAAAAAGATTTGAGAGAACTTAGAAAGAATAAAGAAGACCGTAAAGCTGATATTCTTCAGCTAAAATTAGAGCAATTAGAAGATAAATTGCACTCCCGACCGCTAGCAAAAAACTAAATAGTCCATAGAAACACAGGAGATTTCTATGGGACATTATGCTGACGCAAAAACTAGATTAACAACTTTTAAAGAAGGTCACCAACGCAGTAGCCAGTTATTTGATACTAGTGCTTCATCTATGAACATTAAGTTTAGAGATGGAGATGGTAATCCAGACGATACTCTTTTATATGATTACACAGGCACAGGTGGTATAAAGGGTGGTCTAACTGCATGGCGAGCTGCTAATGGTTCAGTTAGTTCTGGCACAATGTATGATATGTGGAATAGGGGTATAAACACTATGTCTGATTCAGACTACGCCGCTGAGAAGGCGAAACACGACCAGACAGTTGCAGATACAGAAGCTGATATTGCATGGGTGCAAAAGATTATAGATAACGGTGAGGACCCTACCAACATTTCTTAAACTATAAAAAGTCATAAATAGTAGTATTACACGAACATTAAGATAAAAGTGATACTACAAAATGGCAGCAGTTAAAAACTTACATTTAGAACATCTAGAAGACGAAATCATCAACAATGGTATTGATGGTGGCCGAGCTGCAATTAATTTTCTTAGGTCTTTGAGAGATATGATGAAAGGTACCTCAAAGAAAAAAGTTAATATGACAGTTAAATGGGATGGTGCACCTGCAATATGGGCAGGACAACATCCAGAAACAGGTCAATTCTTCGTTGCAAAGAAATCTCTCTTCACAAAAGCACAACTATATTACACCTCTGAACAAGCAATCAAAGATGCATCAGAACTATCTGGTGACTTAGAAAAGAAATTCATAGAGTCATTTAAGTATCTATCTAAACTTTCCTGGAATAAAATCTTACAAGGTGACTTGATGTTCACCGATGCAGATAAGAAAATGGAAGAGATAGATGGTGTAAACTATGTCACATTTCAACCAAACACAATATTATATGCCGCTGATATAGAATCAGATTTAGGTTCTGCCATCGCCAATGCAAAATATGGTATAGTATTTCACACCACATATGAGGGTGCAACTATAGAAGACCTTGGTGCTTCATTTGGTGCAGACATATCTACATTGGGTCATAGTAAAGATATATGGATTGATGATGCAACATACAAAAGTGTTGCAGGTAATTCTACTCTAACTGCAAAAGATACAGTTGCACTAACAAAGGCATTATCAGAAACAGGTAAATCATTTCATAAGATTAAGAAACCTGCATTAACAAAGTTCATGAAAGTTCAACAGGCAATACAAACTAAAGGTGCAGGTGGAACATATAAGACATACATGAATACACAAATAAGAAAGGGTAAATTTAATTTATCTTACAAGGCATATCTAAGTCATTTTGATAAGTATTGGGAAGACAAAGTAGTTAGTAAAGTCAAAATGGAAAAGACAAAAGAAACAAAAAGACAAATCGGTAAACAACTTAGAAGAGAGATAGTTGGATTAAAGATTTTAATAACAGCATTAACATCGTTTCAGACAAACATGGTTGGTGCAAAGAGTTTAATAATAAAAGGTCTAAACACTATCAAAGATATTGGGACATTTAAAAAGACTTCTAGTGGATTTGAAACAGTAAATCCAGAAGGATATGTTGCAATAGATGACAGTGGTAAGGCAGTTAAGTTAGTAGATAGAATGGAATTTTCATTGAACAATTTCACTGTCGCTAAGAATTGGGATAAGTAATGAAGAAAAGTTTTTCACAACAAATGGACTATCTTACAGAAGCGAATCGCATGTATGCTGGTCTATATCGTAAACATAAAGGTATCTTCTTTAGAGGAGAGAACGAAGGTGGTGTCACAGGTGTAGGGTTTGGCGCCTTGGGAAATGGTACCTATCTTACTTGGAAAGAATCAACTGCAAAGGCCTATGCCAATTTTGGTAAAGGAAAAGTTAATAAATATAAGATAAAGAAAGGTTTAAAGATTGCAGATGAAATGGGAAAAGAAGTAGTCGCAGTCAAAAAGATGTTAGGGTTTGAACCATGGGACTATACAGATGACCCACAATTCAATAAGATTTTAACATTTGAATTAAAGAGAAAGAAATTTGATGGCGTTATCAGTGATAACGATATGAAAGGAATAGTTATATTCGATAGAAAGAATCTAACTTTAGAAAAATGACAGTAGAACAAATATTAGTATTATCAGTAGTTGTTGCTACAGTATGGGCACTATCATGACACAATTTATTAGTGAATATAAAGGACAAGACAAGACAGCAGAAGTCATACTCAACAATGGTGTATGGGGTTGTAATTTTTACAAGGGCAATGAACTCATAAAGACAGAATTGTATGAGGGTCATTCTGAATCATATGCCGAAGACGCCGCTGAGAATTACACATTAGGTGTAAAACAATTATGAAAACATTTTTAGAACATTGGGTAAACGAACAGACAGACCAACTGTTTGAGGCAGGTGGTAAAGCTGCTGGCAAACTTGAACTGTTAAAAACTCCATTAATAAAGGCAAGAAGTTATGCAGAGAAGTTATTCTCAAAAAACGATATGGAATTAGATGAACAACTACCTAACTTTGATAAGAACTATGATTTGGCACAGAAATCTGCAAAGTTAGGATTTGCACAAAGAAAAGATATGCCAGTTATAGACCTGAAAGATGTTAAGATGCTTCAACTTAGACTTTCAAAAGGTTCAATTGATATATCACCACCTTTTGCACCGAATGAAGTTCCAGATAATCCATTTCCACAAGGTTTAGACCAAAAGACAGGAAAGAAATGGGTCACACAAGGCCTTCAAGTTTTTGATGGCGATGCAAAAGATGATGTTGTCAGTGCTAAATATGGCAAAGAGTCAGTTGGTAATTTGAAACCAATTCAAGCACAAATATATTTTGATAAATCAATTAAGAAGATGTCACAAGTTGGTGTTGTAGATTCTAAAGCATTTCAAACAAAGAAAGAAAATGTTTATATCATATCATCAGATAATAGAATCATAGATGGCCATCATAGATTTTTAACATCAGTATTGATAGACCCTAGATTAAAAGTAAATGTGTTAAAGATAGATATGCCAATTAAAAAACTATTAGAGTTGACACTGGCATACACTGATGCAATAGGAAATGTAAGAAACAAATGAAGACATTAGATACATTCATAAGAGAAGCGAAAGAGAAAACCGCTGTGTTTTCTTTTGGTCGTTTCAATCCACCAACAACAGGACATGCCAAACTTGTAGATGTATTGAATAGACTTGCAAAGAAAGTTGGTGGTGACCCGATACTATTTACATCTCATTCTAATGACAAGAAAAAGAATCCTTTACCACATAAACAAAAGATAAATTTTTTAAGAAAATTCTTTAAGAAGAAAGTTGGAGTTCCAGATATTGCAGCCAGAACAGTATTTGATATTTGTAATGCATTACAAGAACAAGGTTATACAAATGTAGTTATGGTTGTTGGTTCAGATAGGGTAAAAGAGTTTGAACTGTTATTAAAGAAATACAATAAAGTAAAAGGCAGACATGGTTTCTATGACTTCAAGAGTATAGAAGTTGTAAGTGCAGGAAATAGAGATGCATCTGCAACAGATGTTTCTGGTATGAGTGCAAGTAAGATGAGAGCAGCTGCAGAGAAAGGTGATATTGATTCATTTAAACAAGGTGTTCCGAGTAAAAGATTTGGAGACTTATTATACAAGGCAGTTAGAAAGGGTATGGGTATAAATGAAGAGTCACACCTACCACACTATATGCAAGAAGACTTAATACAAGAAGGTGTATATGACCCAGGCATTTTCAAGGCAGTATTCTTAATGGGTGGACCAGGTTCAGGTAAATCAACAGTTGTTAAACAACTATCACTCAACGCATTAGGTTTAAAAACTGTTAATACAGATAAGGCCTTTGAAATAGGTTTAAAAAAGGCAGGTCAAACTTTAGACTTGGCGACAGTCCCAGCAGATATTAGGGACCCTATAAGAAAACATTCAAAGAGAATAACAGGTAAGACAATGGATTTATATCTTCAAGCTAGATTAGGTCTTGTCTTTGATACAACAAGTGCAGATGCAAGTAAAATAAAAGCATACATGAAAAGACTAGAAATTTTAGGGTATGAGAGTAAAATGATTTATGTTTCTGCCTCACTAGATAATGCATTGAAAAGAAACAAGGCAAGAGCAAGAGTATTGCCAGATGAAGTTGTTAGAAATGATTGGGAAAGGTCACAAAAGAATCTATCTACAATGAAAGGAATATTTAAAAAAGATTTGATTACAATAACAAATGATGATGATTTGAAAGCATTACAATCACAAACAACTAAAATGTATGGTAAATTATTATCTTGGTCAACATCATTTCCTGGCAATAAACATGCAACTTTGTGGAAACAAAGACAATTACTACAGAAAAAGAGATAAATAGTATTATGGCTAAATTAACTTTCAAAGAACATTCTGCATACAAAAAATCTGATGAAGAATTTGTAAAAGTGGATTACAAAAGACTTTACGAGAGTCAGTATCCTAGTGAAGCGAAACTTAGTCCTGCAATCGCCAAAAAGATTAAACAGATTAAAGGTATCACTAAACAACAGGCAGAAATACTTTTAACAATACCACAACCTACACTCATGACTCTAATACAACAAATGAGTCAACTTACAATGGGTGAGTCTAAAGTATCAAGTTCTGTTAAAACTCAAGCATTGAAACACATTAATAATCTTATGGATTTACCATATGGTTCACCTGCATTTAAGAAAGAAAAACAGTCTTTAAATAAAATACTTAAAAAACATAATCTATCGTATGATAAATTATTTTCTTTTGATGAAGAATTACAAGAGAAATCAAAACTAGTCACTAGTGTTGAACAAGTATTTGACATCATATCTAGAAAACTCAAATCAGAAATGGGTAAAAGATATAAGAAAAGTAAGTCAGATGGACTTGCATTTGTTAATTCACTCGCACAAATAGTTGGTATGAAAGCAACAGATAAGAAACAGGCGCCTAATAAAATGTTCTTAAAAATGGATTATGAACTAGATGAAGCAGTTAAACCAAACAAGAAAACAATTACTTGGGCAACAAAAAAAGTAAAAGAACTTGATACTGTAATCAATCAAATGATTAAAAATAAAATGCCTAAAGAAATATGGCAAAGTCTTCAAAAGGTTAAATTCAATTTAGAAAACTTCATAGAAGACAATTCTAATCTAGTAATGGGTGAAAAACTAGATGCAGACTCAGATGCAGGTGATTATGTAGATGATTTCAGAAAGTCAGATGCACCACAGTTTAAAGGTAAATCAGATAAAAAGATACAGAAGATGGCAATTGCCGCCTATCTAAAGAACAAAGGACAGAAGGAATAATGAAAACATTCAACGAATTTCAAACAGAAGACTTGCAAGAAAGATTAAGTCCTTATGAATTAAAACTTATCAATCAGATGTATGATAAGAAAGGTAATCAAACTGCATTTGGTAAGGCAGTTATGAACTTTAAAAAGGGTGATGACAAAAAGGCAATTCTAAAGAAACTAAACTCTATCAAAGAAGAACACGAAGATGATTTTCAGTTAGATGAAGTGGCTTCTATTCTAACCAGACTTAAAATGGCAAGAGCTGCTCGTAAGAGTAAGGCAAAAAGAATCATAGGTGCCAAGAGAGCAAGAAAGAAAATCAAGATTGATAAGAAAACTCTCATGAAAAGGGCACAGAAGAGAGCAAGAAGTATTCTTTCAAAAAGAAGACTTAAAGGTGCAAAACTATCTGATTTGGGTGCAGGCCAGAAAGTCGCATTGAGTAAGTATCTTGCTAAAAAGACTGCAAAAATTAATAAAATGTCGAAAAAACTTATTAAAGTCGTAAGACAAGACGAACTTGCTAAGAAGAGGGGTAAGAAAAAAGACCCACAACAGAAGATTAAGGCGAATAAATCTGGAATACCAACTAAAAAGTAAGAACTAAATATTAATATAATTTAAACTCATAAGGATTGAGAACATATAAATAACTATATCATGGATAAACAAACTTGGAAAGAAAAACTTGAAGAAGTCCGAGGTTTTAATAAACCTCAGGAAGTAGATAATGTAAAATTAACTGAGCAGCAGGAATCAGATGAAATCGAAGAACTCCTTAAAAAGGAATTTGAAGAACAGACAGAGGTCCAAGAGGAGAATTTGGAGTCACTCGAAGAGAAGAGAGATAGACTCCAGACAGAACTTAACCAAGTAAATGAAGAACTTGCTCAACAAACTCAATCAGTTGAGAAGTCCATCGAGAAACTAACAGAACGCAACATGCTTGGTAGACTTGCCAAGTCATTACGACTTAACGAACAAGGTAAACAGAAGATGTTTAATTACTTCGAGAAAGGGGAAATCAAATGAGTATAAAAGACTTATCAAATAAATTACTAGACGACATGAAAACTATCCTCGAAGGTGGAACAGTTGTCGTTGAAGATGCATCTAATGACAAATCAGATGATGGCGAGGGGCTAGACAAGGCAGACCCTAAAGCTGCAAAGAAAAAATTCAACGATAGAAAAGACAAAGACATCGATAATGATGGTGATGTTGATTCATCTGATGAGTTTCTACACAAAAGAAGAAAGGCAATATCTAAAAAAGTTGACGAAGATTCTAGTGTAGAAATAGATAAAGATGATGAAGAAGATGACGATGTAGTCAAGAAACCAGAAGACGATGAAAAGAGTAAGAAATTACTAAAGACTGGTAAAGGTGGTAAATATCTAAAGTATTCAAATCTACTTCTTAAAAAACAAAAAATGTCTAAAGATGCAGACATGACTGCAATCAACAAAGAAATTTCAGCAGAAAGAAAAAAACTAGGCATTAGTGAATCAACTCTAGAAGATTTACTTATACATTATCTTCCAGAAGATGAAGAAATAGAAATAAATGAAAAAGTTCTTTACAAAAGTCCTACAGGTTGGAGTTTTGTAAAAGATGATAAAGATGATGCAATAATATTAACTCAATCAAAATCCTCATATTACCCAAGACCTTTTACGAAAATGACAAAAGACGATTTCAAAGTATTACAAAGAATCATAGGCCAAGTAAAGGTATAACAATGGCAGGCAATAAATCAGATAACGGTGTTCATGAAATAGGAACAAATGATATCCTTGCATCTTACAAGGCAGATACACCAGGCGAGATAGAAACAAAATATCTTGAAAATGTAAATGAATACATTAAAAATGGAAAAGAAAAACAAAAAGAACAAGTGAAGGCTTCTTTCGCTATGATATTTGATAATCCATTACAAGGTTATCCTTACAACGAACAGTATGGTATGGATAAAACACTTGAAGAAATTGAATACTATGAAGAAACAGTTGATGAAGCATATTCAAAGAAAGCAAAAAGTGGTGCAGAAGTTGCTAAGTTAATGATGAAGAAAAAGTGGACTGGAGAAACTTGGAGACGAAACACAATGCAAGGTTTTGCTAACAAAGTTAAGAAAATGAAAACAATCACCGCTGACCAGTTAGATAAAATGTTACCAGATTATATTTCTGGTGGAGATATTCATGCAATGTTTGAAGGCCAGTTTTGGGGTCAAGACAAATGGTCAAAATCTATAGACAAAAAACTGAAAAAAACTCATGTCAGACTAGTTAAAGATGGTAAGGGTGGCATGTCTAGAGCGACACTCTCTAAGAAAGATAAAAAGAAAATTGCACAATTAAAGAAAGATGGTTACAAAGAAGTTCCAATTGAAGCATTAGATTTAGAAGGAGTTAAGTAATGAATTTATTCCAAGAAGCAAAACAAGTATTAGATAAAGATGGTAAAGTAAATCCATTGGGACCATATGGTAAGGGTAAACTTACTGGTCGTGAAATATCTACTTACTTCCGTAGAAACAAAGTTAAAGACGCTCAAATCAAAAAGGCAGTAGAAGTTGCACTTGATTTAGGTGGCGCACACTCAATCGCATCACAAGAAATAAGAAAGTTCTATGGCGATAAGATTTATAAATCAAAAGAAGTTCAGACTGCATTAAAGTATGCCAACGAATCAAGACAACCTGGCATGCATGTAGAA